CGCGACGATGGCTTTCTCCGCCTCCTCACACTGAATCGCGAAGTCGACGAGGCGCTGATTCGTGCGCTCGAAATCCCATTGACGCGCGACGCCCGATTTCGCCGTCTGCACGCCGATGACCGAGTCGATGCCGCTCATGCGGTACATCTCGCGAATCAGGCGGTCGATCTGCTCCGTCAGCACCTGCGCAGGTGCGGCGTCGGGCGCGATAAAGGCCGGCGGATGCTGGCTCTCGGGCGGATAGGTGAGCACGTTGTTCGTGCCGATGGTGATCTCCGTCTCGCCGCTGTCGGGCATCGTGAGAATGTTGAACGTCTGGTTCTGCAGGATCTGCGTGTGCCAGCTGCAGAGCTGGTAGACGTGGTAGTTCGTCTGCGCAACAGACAGGAACTCCGGCGACGGCAAGACCTCCATCGGGTCATTGCTGCGCCCGAACCACTGCACGACGGGCAAACGCTTGAGTGCGTGCGCCCCCTGTCGGAGCGCCTGCTTGTTTTCGTCAAGCACGCGCCACTCTGCTTCCGTCCACAGGTAATAACGCACGCGCGCCTTGTCCTCAGAATCCTTGACCGTGCTCTTGTAGCCGAACTCGACGAGCCTGCCGCGCTCATCGAAGCGCCAGTGCGTAACCTCCTGCGGCAACACGGCGACAAGATACGGCAGAGCGCGCTTGTCGAGGTTCGCCTGCACCGTCTCGCCCAACTCTGCCTCGTTGTTGACGACGACGTAGACGACTCCGTAGAGCTTCGCCATGACAGCAAGGCGGCGGATGTAGTTCTGCAGGTCGGCTCCCGTGCGGTCGGCATCATCGAGGAACATCTTGAATTTCGCCGTATCGTTGTATTCGCGCTTGATCTCATTGCGAAAAATCGGGTCGACCGAGGCATTGACGATGGGCCCCGTGTAGTTGAGATAATACGCCAAGGCTCGACGCTTCACATAGTTCCCCGCGCTCTCGCGCTCGTGCTTGACGAGTGCGCCGCCGCCCTCGAACTGCCCGTCGCCGAAATAAGCATCGCGCAGGAGCTGATATATTTTCTCCCGGTTCTGTATGTCCAAGGCTCACCCTCCTCAGTAGATATTGCCGCGGCGCGCCGCGACGACAGGCGCCGTGATTTTCTCTGCAATGCCCGTCGTCGCGTCCGGCGCGTCATCGTGCTTGTTCCTGCCCTCTCTCTGGTAGCGCGTCATGGCGGCGTGGTACTCCGGCCAGCGGTCGCGCCAGTTCACGGGAAAGTAGATATGCTCCATCACCCATGTCGCATTGGAGAGAATCCGCGCCGCTTTGTTCTTCGTCTGGCTGAACGTGTGAATCGCCGTCTTGTTGCTGTTGTAAGTGCCGGCGAGATGCTGCCTGACCGAGCGTGCGAAGCCCCTGCCGCCGGAGTTGGATTCGATGTCGCAGACGTTGACGCCGTTTCGGTGCAGCATCGCCGCCGTCTGCGGCTCCGTCTCCTCCATCGGCGCTTTCGTGTAGAGCACGTCAAGCACGTACGCCTCTTTGGCATACACGCCGTAGACGATAGCGCAGAGGTAGTCGTCGCCCGTGTCGGCAGTGTCGACGTACGCCCGAACGCTCGCGAAGAGCGGCTGCCCCGCATTGTTTTGCGGCACGTCCGCATACGTTTTGAGTACGCTGTAGAGCCTGCCCTTGACGTCGATCGGCTCCTGCTGATAGTTCGCGCTCGCGATGTCCGCCCCCATCGCCCGCACCTTGTCGTCGTACGACTTGCGCGAAAGAATTGCATCGCAGAGCATCGTGCCGTCATCCTGCAGCGCCTTCATGGATATGTGCTTGAGGTGGCGGCCTTTGAAGTGTTCGAGCACCTTGCCTGCAAGGTCGTCCGACGCCCAGCGTGTCATGATGACGATGATCTTGCCGCCCTCTTCAAGCCGCGAGAGCATCGTATTCGCGAACCAGTCCCAATGCTTTTCTTTGACCGTCTCGTTGTACGCCTCTTCGGCATTCTTGATGAGGTCGTCGATAATCATCAGCGAGCAGCCGAAGCCCGTCGCCGTCCCTGTCGGCGATGTTGCGAGGTAGCTGTTGTACCCGCCCGCAAGGCTCCAGAGATTCATCGCAGCATCGCCCGCCTTGATGGCAACGCCCGGGAAAATGTCGCTGTAGACAATGCGATTCTCTTCCGTCTTGACCTCTTGGATGCTGTTGCGGACATTCTTGGAAAAAACGGTAGAAAGGGTTTCGTTGTACGAGCCTGTCATGATCTTCTCATGGACGTTCTGCCCGAAGATCCACTCGACGAAAAGCCCCGCCGTGCGGCTCTTGCCGTGGCGCGGCGGCTCATTGATGACGAGCACCTCGTCCGCGCCCTCGTAGAACGCCTGCAGCGCATCGCAGAGCTCCTTGAGATACTTGCGATCCGACTTGTAAAAGTCCGGCGCACGAAGCCGGCAATAAAAAAAGAACTCGCGCCGTGCAAGTTCCAATGCCGCCTGCTGCCGCAGCCTGCTATCCACTGTCGATCAGCCGCCTAAGCTCATCCGTGGAAAGCCCTGCAAAGGGGTTCTCCGCGACCGTCGCCTTGAGTTCGAGCTTGTCGTTGAACATGCCGATATGCCTCCCCAGAAGCTCCAACGCCCTGAGCTTGTCGTACATCTTGACCTCAATGCCGTTCGCGCCCTGCTTGATCTGCGAGATTGCCGCACGCTCTTCGTCCGTCAGCTCCGCCGTCGCCGTGAGTACCACCGCTTGAATCACGATCTCTTTGCCATCCGCCCCTACGATTGTTCGCGGCTGCACCTGCACATAATTTGTCGCATCCGCAAAAGCGACGCGCATCAACTCCTTGACGACACGATCTTGAGAGACCTCGGTACGTCTTTGGAGGTCTTGCTGACGACGCGAGATTTCAGCTTGAACCTTAGCATTTCTTAGCAACTTTGCCGCTGTAACCTCAGCTGATCTTGTGGCATACCCTGCTCTGATTGCCGCCTGAGTTCCGTTGAAATCGACAAGATACTCGTCAACAAATCGTTTCTGCTTCACCGTCAGCTTCACGCCGTCACCCCCCCCCTGCACGCAAAAAGGGCGCCACACCTGTGCAGCACCCTCAATTCTCAGCTTATACTATACCACAGGTCGCATGTGTCTTTCTATGTCTTTTTATGCCTTTGTCATGGCGCTGACAAACGCCACCAGTGCCAATCCATGCAGCTTCAGCATATAACGGAACTCGTAACCCATCCCCGCTGCAATCCACTCCCACGACTGCCCCTGCAAATACCGACGCACCAGCACATCACGGTATCGCCCGTCCTCGATCTGCTCAATCCGTGCCTTGGCATCCTCGCGCAGCGCGATCAGCTTGCCCCACCGCTTGGCAATGCGCTCCGCATATCCCTCCAACGTTGCAATCGCATCCGACAAGTCTCCGATGCGCGAGTTGCTGACCTTGTCCTTGTCGTACTCCATCGTCTTGAGATGCAGGATATCTGACTTGGCTTGCTCGTACTCCTCTTCCAGACGTTTCAGTTCGCGCTCCGCATCACGCACGCGCCAGAGATACGCCTTGGCCTGTTTCGTGTCGTTCAAGCTTCCGCCTCCTTGTCCAGCTGTTCCAGCAGCAGCCGCCCATCCAGTTTTGTCAGATTCCCAAAATATGCCGACAGGAAGAATCGCCTCACCTCTCTGCACACCGCAAGCGCATCTCTGCTCGTCGGGGATCCCCGCAGTCTCTTTTTCGCGGCTCGGTAGTCACTGACTGCTAACAAAATGATGGCGTTCGCCAGATTTTCGTACGATCTCGTGTTTGCCTCGCCCATCTTGCGCCCCCTGTGTTTTTGTCACTCCCATCGCTGTCGCATACGCCATCATGCAGCGCATGCTCGCATTGACCAGATGCGGCTCCGATGTATCGCCTGTAAGATACATCGACAAGTGGCGTATCGCTCGTGCCGCATGCTCCTCCGTCGGTATCTGCCGCCACGTCTCCCCGGGATGCTTTTCAGCGCCCGCCGTCAATCCCCTGGCCATCGCATCTAACCAGCAAAAATCCAGATATCTATACTCGTTTTGTTCCGCGTCCTGCGGATACACGGCTTTAGTTGCTCCCATCTCGCACCTCTTGTTTCTGCTTCTCGCGTCGCTGTGCCTCGCGCCCCATCGCAATCAATCGCTTTTGCGCCATCCGCTCCATAAGCCGGTGCATGAATCTCCGGCTCCGCTGTCCTCCGTGTCGCATCTGTTTATCCTCCTAACCCTGATAAATCTCTGCATCACGCACTTGCCCCAGCACGCCCGCAGTACCGTCCGCTGCAAAATACAAGGGCGATTGATTCGTCACTCGCAGCGGGGCATAAATCTGCAGATTCGTCCCACGCTGACAAAAATAACCGATCAGATCCGTGAGATGCTTTGTGTTGGCGTGCGCTCTCAGATCCATATCCGGCGCATAGCCATGTACGCGCCCCGCGACGGCATACGTCACGGATGCAATCGGCGCCCGCGCCTTGACGTTCAGCCCCGTCGGTTCCCAGCGTAACCGCACAGACGTCAACTCCGGCACCTTGGCGGCGATCGCCGCGATGCTCTTCAAGACGACATACAGCTTAGCGACCTCATCCGATCCCAAAACCACATAGACAGCCCGTGCATCAACCGCCGGGATGACCTTTTCAAACTCCGGCATCCGCACATCGGCTTTTTCGCCCATCACAAAATCGTAGGAGCCGCGCTTGCCAAACTCC